GATCTCGCAGGCGATGCACCTGCGATTCATCTGACGAGCCACTAGCGCCGTAGTCCCCCCACCAGAAAACGGTTCAAAGATCAGATCGTTGACGTTGGTAAAAATGTCAATCAGCTTCTCGACACCGTCGGCACTCTGCTGCCATTCGTGTGCGTCTTTCTCGACCTTCTCTCCCTCAATCACGTCGATGAAATAGCGTTCGTGAGCACGCACTTTTTGACCGGAGGGCACGTTCTGAAACACAAGGATCGGCTTGTATTTCGTGTTCACTCTTCTCGGGTGAATCGTCGGCATGACGGTCTGCATGAATACAATCTGCCAGTAAAACGACAGATGCTCTCCCATCCTCGCCATGCACTGATCGAGGTGCAGCTTGCCGCTGTAGGCAATGCAAAATCCGTGAGGTTTCAAAATTCGCGACGCCACTTCAGAAAGCTGCGACCAGCAGCCAATAAATTCGTGAGGGTACGGCGGATCGGTGATGATGATATCTACGCTGCCATCCGGTATGTCCTTCGCAATCTCTACAAAATCACCAAGCCGCACCTCGACCAGCTCGTCCTTTGCCGTCTTCACCTTTCGCGCGGCCTTTTCGTTCCGCAGTTCGCGAATGGCCGCCTTTACTGACGTGCATGAATCGCCCTCATCGGTCAGCTTCTTCCAGACGGCCGCCGCGTCCTCGTCAGACAGGCCGTACGCCTTGCCTGCCTTCTTGCCTGTCTCATAGGTGCCTGGCTGCTTGCCGAGCTCAATCACGTCGGCCATCCGCAGTTTCCGCCCCCTGACTGTCTCGCCGTCGCGAATGAACTCGCTTTCCCGCAGGTCGTCACGGTCGACACCCAGCAGCGACGTCAGACGGTCTATGGCGGCGGCGTAATCGCCGCCGCGCTGGACGGTAGCGCGGCTCACGCCCAACTCCGCAGCAACAGCGTCGTATGTCTTTTCGTCCAAGGACTCATTTTGAGTTCTTGCATTGTTTCCACCGTGCGGCCGCTTCCGTTGGTTGTATACCTGGCCAATGACATCGGCCGCGGCCTCCTTGGTCAGGTTGCGCCGCCCGAGCTGGTGCCGCAGCATCCAATCAATGACGGCCTGCCGGCTCTCAAACGCCACAGACCGCGTCTTGAACTCCACCCCAAGCCGTTCGCAGATCGCTTTTCGGTTGTGGCCGTCGACTAATACGTCGTCCTTTCCGTCTCGTGACCAGACGATGAGCGGCTCGTGGCATCCTTCCGCAATGATGCTCGCCTCGAGGGCAGCCAGCTCGCCCGGCTTTAGCCGCGGAATCCTTGCCTGAAATTCTTTGTCAATTTTCATGCCGTCGCTCCTTCTGTCTTCATCCATTCGGCAACCGTTTCGACGATCACCTCAGTGAATTCTTCTTCTGAGAAGCAGATAATTCCCGCGTCGTTGTCCAACGAAATGACACTGATCGGCGGGCCAAATCTGTTTGGCTGCGTTCCAACGCGAGGATTGAATCTGTCGGAGAAGATGTGCGAAGCGGGAACAACAACGCAGGCTTGCCGCGAGACGAACGTGGTCTGGCCGCTCGCGTCCGCAATTGGCGACGAATAGGCCACCCAAAATCCAGGCCTTCCGACTGCGTGGGCCTTGTGCAGTTCGCGGACCTTAGCACTAAATCGCCCGCGACCGTCTTCGTTGTTCTCAAAGACGGCAAATGGCCTGTACGGCACGTTTATTTTTGGATACGGCCACGCGCCGCCCCGCCATTGCGTTTTTCTCTCCAAGTCGAGAACGCCAATCTCTTCTCCGTCGAGCGTGATCCTTGCGTCGATCTTGAACTTTGCAGCGTCGCGCTCCGATTTCGGGCGGTTGTTCACAGTCATTTGGAGGTATCGCCCTTGCAGATTGAACCCGACCATGAGACGCGACGAAAACGCCGCGTAGGCCTTAAACTCCATGTGCTGAGGGGTCTTCATGTCTTCAATGTTCACACACACCTCCACTCCCTCTCGCCACGTCCGCTTGAGCTTGTCACCGTCCTGCCCGTCTCGACGATCCGGCCAGCCTTGGCCAGCTCGTTGATCCGCTTGCCGATCTGGTGCGGCAGCAGCCCGCACCGTGCCGCGATGCCGCTGGCCCCAGCCGGGCCGTCGAGCAGTGCCGCGAGAATCTGCCGCTGATGCTTGCTGGCCAGCCCGCCGGCCTGTGCTGCCGCCGCGTGTGATGTCGCCGGGTCTGACGCCCTGGCGGCTGCGAACAGCGGCAGCGCCTCTTCAATCGGTGGCGTTATGTAGTGCGGTCTGATCATTCTGCCACCTTAAGCCGATTCCTTCGAATCTGTATCGCGCTGATGCTACGACCGATGGCAGCTGACAACTCTCTGTCTGTGCCAGCGAATGTCAGCACCAAATTTGACTCTTCAGCCGTCCACTTTGTCCTTCGGTTCTTTGCTTCCTCCCATCCTCGTAGATAACGTGGCTTGCTACTCTTGCGACGGAATTTCCGATAGTTCTCGACAACATATCTGGGTATTTTTCTGTGCTTTTCTGGGTGGCGTTTGTAAAACGCTCGCTGCGCTTCTCGCATTCGCTCACGATTGAGCTTGTTCCACTGCCTTCGATACTCAGCGCCGCTAACACCAACAGGCTTAATCGTTTCTGTCGCTGCGGTAATCATTTGGCTCCCTCCAAGTAGGTGCCGTGTGCGATGCAGCACACGACCGACTTCGACACTCCAAGCCGCTCCGCGACTGCCGACTGCTTCACGCCCTCGGCGAGCAGCTGCTTCACGCGATCTACTGGCACTGGCGGTCGTCCTGGCATGTGATCCCTTTCGTGTATTGGCCCGGTTACGCCGGGCAGGCGGCTCGGTCACCGGGGAAGGCTTCCCAGCCCGAACTGCGGTGGTATGGCGTCACGCCCGCGAGACGACCCGTACGGCGGATGCAGACGCCGCTGCGGCCAGGGTGGGCCGGTCCGTCGATCACTCGTAGCGAATCACTGCGAACCAACCGCGCGGCCCGCGGGCCACGCCCTGTTCCACGATCCGGTAGCGGCCACGCTGGGCCTCGCGAAAGAAACAACACGACTCCAGCGCCTGCCGGGCCGAGCTCGAGGAGAAGCCCACACCCTCGCGCCGGCCGTGCAGCACGCGGCAGTGAGCCATCCGACCAGTGCGGGCGTTCTCGTCGGCCTGCTGCTGCGCCGAAACGATCGTCGTTACCGTGATCACCTGCTCGGCCTTGGCCGTGGCAGCACAGCACGACAACGCACAAACCATCAACATTGCGAATCTCATGTAGATCCCTCCTTGGAACCATCGAACCAGGGCAACACGCCCACCAACGTCTCGCTGTTTGTCAGTCTGCTAGTCGCCGGTCCAAACCGGCCCGATCCGTCCTGATCGGTCGTACTCCTGCTGGCATACTCGCTGGTGCGACTCCAAGAGTTTTTCGAGCCAACCGACGAAGTCCTGACCCGTAAGGTGTTGGTGCACCTTTCCCGGCGGCTCGACCGCTGCGGCAATCCGCTCGGCGTTGTGTTTCAGCCATCTCCGCGCCAACCAGACGTGCCCCGGATCTGCGAGCGTCATGCCGCACCGCCGATCACGCTGGCGATCAACGCCACGAGCCAGGCGAACGGAATGTCGTCGGAGCCGATCGCAGGCGACGCCGCCCGCACCTTTGCTGCCGGAGTTCGTGCCGGCTTGGCGGCCTGCGGCTGCACAGGCCCAGGCAGGTACTTCTTGATCACGGCGCTGACCTTGCCCGCCTTACTCGTGTAGTGCTCGACCATGGCGATCACCACCTGGCCGAGCACAGCCTCGGGCGACACACGCAGCGTGTTGCCTTCGGCCTCAAGGCCGATGGCCTTGGCCAACTCGGCGCCCATGTACGGGCGGTGCTTGGGCAAGTCGTGGTAGATGTGCTTGTGGGTGGCGTCGAGCTCGAGCCGGATCTTCAGGCAGATTCCATCCGGGTTGGTCTTCTCGTCGACCTTCCACTGGTTCGGGCCTACCTCGGCCGACACGATCTTCAGCCGGTGGGTGCCGACCGGGACGATGTCGTACTCCTCGGGCCTCGTGCCGTGAACGTCCGCCGCCTCGTCCATCGTCCATTCGATATCCATATCGTCGTTCCTCTCCTGTGGTGGTTTCTTCCGCTTCATCGATGCCCAAGAGTCATGCCACGCCATTCGTCACCTCCGGCTCGATCTGCTGGTGACGTATGGTGATTTGCTTGTCGAGCCGCGCCCGCTGAGTCGGCGTCAGTCCCAGCCGCCGCACCGCGTCGTCGGCGTCCCAGCCGATCTGCCGAAGGTCATCCACAGTGGTGGCCTCATTCACGCGATCCAGCCAGCCGCCTCGGACAGGCTGGCCGGCCCCTGTACCGCCGGTAGCGTCGGCAGTTCTTGCAGGCGTCGGCGCCGACGCCACAGGGGACGGGAGCCCGCCGGAGAGCCATGCCGCGAGCTGCTGGCCAAG